ATACTACTCAGCTTATAAATGGTAATAATTTTATAACACTTAGTAGTTTAACTTGGGCCAATGTACTCAACAAACCGTCATTCGCCGATGTTGCCACATCAGGCAGTTATGCAGACTTGAGCAATAAGCCAACAATTCCACTAGCTTATAGTTTGCCAACAGCAACTACATCTGTACTCGGTGGTGTCAAAGTTGACGGTACAACCATTACAATTACCAACGGTGTTATTAGTAGTGTGGGTGGTGGCGGAGGCGTATCCTTACCAACAAACGCCGCTGGATATTTAAAAAATAATGGAACCGGTACATTATCGTGGGAAACGCTAGCAACTGTGGCTACCTCAGGTAGCTATGCTGACTTGAGCAATAAGCCAGCATTGTTTAGTGGTAGTTATAGCGATTTAACAAACAAGCCAACTATTCCTGCTGCACAGATACCAAGTGATTGGAATCAAGTATCCGTCGAAGCCCTGGATTATATTAAAAACAAACCTGCGATTCCTGCTACACTAACAGCATTAGGTATTACAGACGGCACTCCGGGCCAAGTTTTAACAACTAATGGATTCGGAACCTTCACATTTACTACAGTCAGCGGAGCATCTGGACTATCTTCTAGAAGTACAGCGACTGCAACAACAGCATCTTTAGCGGCAAATGCCACAGAGAACGTAAGTTTTAATGGATTTAAATCTTACATGTTGTTAAAGATTGTAACATCGGAAGCGTGTTGGGTTAGAATTTATTCAAGCGAGGCTGCAAGAACCGCAGATGCAGGAAGGTCAATTAATACTGATCCAACTCCGGGCAGCGGAGTTATTGCAGAAGCAGTTACTACTGGAGCAGGTGTTGTTGCATTGACTCCGGGTGTGTATGGATTTAATGATGAAGGGATTCCAACAGCATCGATACCTGTTGCAATTACTAATAAATCTGGAACAACTACTGCACTTACTGTGGTATTAACTATTTTAAAACTTGAGGTTTAACTAATGACTACACCTGTACGTGCTGCTAGATTAACTGCATTTAAGTCGACAACGTTAGATCGATTTTTGTATGAGCCTGGCGAAATTTTCTGGGATTCAACAAATAAAACTCTTCGAATATTTGACGGAGTTAATAAAGGCGGATCAATACTAGCGACTCGAGAGTGGGTAACTGCAAACGGTGGCGGTGGTGGAGGTGGCGGATCAACTTATGTGCTACCAACTGCAACTGTTGGAACTTCAACGACCGGCACATTGGGTGGCGTTAAGGTAGATGGCACATCTGTAGTAATTAATAACGGGGTGATTTCATCAAGACGTGCATTGTCTACCTTGACAGATGTTAGCGTTTTAATTACTCCACAAGACGGCCAAGTGTTAAAGTATAATGCGGCAATGAGTAAATGGGCTCCTGCAAGCGACTTAACAGGCGCAGGCGGTTCTGGAATTAGTTTAGGAAGCCTGAGTGTAAACGTTGCTACTGCAAGTGGAACTGGCAATCTTACCTATAACAATACTACTGGAGTATTTACATTTACACCATCGGTTGCATATTCATTGCCTGCGGCAGGACAATCGACACTGGGCGGAGTTTATGTAACAGATGTAACTACTAGCGGTATTATTAATAATAGCGGCGGCATCAGTTTAGCAACATCATCAACTTCACAACTTGGTGGAGTCAAAGTAGACGGCACAACAATTACTATCAATGGCAGCGGAGTTATAAGTGGAGTATCCGGCAATAGCAGAACAACTGCATCGGCAACTTCAACTTCGTTGGCAGACGGCGCCAGTGGAACATTTACTATTGTAGGTTATAAAGGTTATTTTTTATATAGCATACAAACTAGTCATGCAGCTTGGGTTGTTTTATATGCCAGTACTGCTGCAAGTATTGCAGATTCAGGAAGAACGGAGACTACCGACCCGCTACCCAATGCTGGAGTAGTTGCTGAAGCAATTACATCGGGCGCTGGCACAATTATTATTAGTCCGGCAGTAGTTGGATTCAATTCGGACGGATTAACTGATATCCCTGTTAAAATTACAAATAAATCTGGATCCGCTCAGACGATTACCGTCACAGTGACGTTATTAAAAATGGAGGCATAATATGTCTGATAAACAAGAGTATATTGTCACTGCAAAGACAATGGATGATGCTACGTCTTTACTTGACGATATGGAAACACCTGGCGGCGATTTGTATATTCCTGATAGGCAAGTTGAAGTTGCACAACGTAGAGAAATTAGCAGAAACACACATTTTCTTATTACAGAAGAAGAAGCCGAACAATTACGAAATGATTCTCGTGTCCTTGCAGTTGAATTGCTACCGAGCGCCCAGGGTATTGTACCTGAACCGCATTGGATACAGACTGGAAATTTTGAAAAGTCGGCAACAATTGATACAAACGATAAAAATTGGGGACTACTTAGAATAACGTCAGGCGCAAATCTTGCAACATGGGGAACAAACGGTTCCTTTAGTCAAACTACTCAAACTGTTACTACTACTAGTTCTGGTAAAAATGTCGATGTGGTAGTCGTCGATGCACACATTAATCCTGCGCATCCAGAGTTTAAACAAAATCCTGACGGAACTGGATCCACACGAGTTAACCAGTATGATTGGTTTCAGCATAGTGCATATCTCGGTTATTCTACTACCGGTGCGTATGATTACTCGGATATGTCAAGTAATCACGGAACACACGTTGCTGGTACAGTTGCTGGTAATACACAAGGTTGGGCCAGAGATTCTAACATTTATAACATGGAATTCATCTATGCTGGCACCAATGGCCCAGTAGGCGATTGGACTTTGTACATATTTGATTATCTTAGAGCATTCCATGCACTTAAACCAATCAATCCTGCTACAGGTAAACGCAACCCAACAGTTACTAATCATAGCTGGGGTTATTCTTACAACAATATTAACTTGAGCACAATTACCAGTGTAACTTATCGAGGAGTTACTACTGCACTATCTGGCACTGATGCAGCCAAGAGAACTATATTACAGGCAAATGGAGTTCCAGTGCCCGCTAGCACATATCTTTATAAAGCGCCTGCCCGAGCTGCTGGCCTTGATGCAGATATTCAAGATGCAATAGCTGAAGGAATTATAGTAGTTTCCAGTGCTGGAAATAGCTATTGGAATTGTACAACATCAGACACACAAGATTGGAACAATTCATTAACTGCTGGATTTACTTGGAATCATATGCAAGGATCTAGTCCAGGCGCAGCACCTAATGTTATCTGTGTTGGATCTGTTGCAACTGCAACTCAAGAATACAAAAGCAATTTCAGTAACTATGGAAAACGAGTTGATATATGGGCACCCGGAAGTAACATTGTATCCGGCGTATTTGATTCCACAGCCGCTGCTGAATTTGGAATTACATTGGCAAATGATCCTAGAGATTCCAATTACAAATTAGGATCTATTTCAGGAACTAGTATGTCAGGCCCGCAAATTGCAGGATACCTTGCATGTGTATCAGAACATCAACCTCGTTTGACTCAGGCAGAAGCACTTCAACACTTGATAGCTAGTTCTAATGCAACCGTTGGCACTACTGGCGGTGATGCTGGCGACTATACATCGTTGGGCGATAGTTCAAACAATAGATACTTATTTTACACAGTGGTGCGTCCGACTAGCGGAGCAGTTTCTCCACCGGTTAGGTTCAAGGATAGGCCCACTTCTGGAGCAGTTTATCCACGTACCCGGATACGAAAATACGGTTAAGCACCAGGCATTAAACTACCAGATAATGCCACTGGATAAATATACTTATAAAGAGAGACAACTATGCAGAGCAAAGACTTATCAGGAATCCATATAGAAGGTCACATTAAAATATGGGATCCGTCTACTAACGAAATTATCATTAATAAGCGTAATGCAATTCATTACGAGAATATTAGTATTGCTCTTGCTGAAAGTATTGGTAATAGTGGACAAGGATTCATCTACGAAATGGCGTTTGGTAACGGTGGAACCGCAGTTGATCCAACTGGAATTATTACTTACCTAACACCTAACAGTTCAGGTGCTAATGCAAGCCTTTATAGTCAAACTTATACCAAGGTTGTTAACGACAGATCCAGTAATAACACAGATCCTACACGTAACTACATTGAAGCCCGCCATACTACTGGTACTAATTATACCGATGTATTTGTAAGTTGCTTGTTAGATTACGGCGAGCCTGATGGACAAGCTGCTTACGATAATACTAATAATAATGAAAGTGCATATGTGTTTGACGAGTTAGGATTAAAGAGCTATAGCTCGACTGGAAACAGTTTATTATTGACACACGTTATTTTTCACCCAGTGCAGAAGTCATTAAATCGACTTATTCAAATTGATTATACAGTTCGTATACAAAGTTTGACTGGTCTAGCTGGAGTCTAATATGAGTTATCAAGTAAAATTTACTGAAACAACTAATCCAGCCAAGCCAACTATTACAGTTAAGGATCAAACTCGCGATACATCAACGAGTTTAACCTTTGTTGGAAAAAATTATGCAGGCTATGCACAAGATATTGCAGAAAATTTCTTGCATTTACTGGAAAACTTTGCCAAAAATGTAGCTCCATCTAATCCTGTTGAAGGCCAACTATGGTACGATAACAGTGCAGATGTGAACGCATTAAAAGTTTACGATGGCACACAATGGGTCAGTGCAGGCGCAATTAAAAAATCTGCAACAGCTCCTGGTACGGCACTACAGGGTGATTTGTGGGCTGATACAAACAATCAGCAGTTACACATTTACTCAGGAAGTGCTTGGTTGCTAGTTGGCCCGCAATACAGTTCAGGATCGAAAACAGGCCCGACTGTAGAAACAATTATTGATACAGTAAATATTTCGCATAATGTTCTTAGTTTCTATGCCAATAACAACAGAATAGCAATTATTAGCAAGGAAACATTTGCACCAAAGGCAGCAATTGCAGGTTATGTAAGTTTAGGACAAGGTATTAATTTAAGTACAGTGGACGAAACTAGCACAATTGCTCCAACAAAATTTTGGGGAACTGCTAGTAAATCGGACGCATTGAACATCAATGGCGCTGCTATTAGTGCTAGCAATTTCTTACGAAGCGATATTTCGAGTACAACTAATGCTCAGTTTAACATTAGATCTAATAGCGGATTGAGTTTAGGTAGTGATTTAAGTTTAAACATTGGTACAGAGTCTGACGGAACTGCTTCTTTCTTATATTCTAAGAATGTCGGTAGTAGTATCGACTTCCATCTTACAAATTCCACTTCAAGGGTTACTGCATTACATCTATCTTCGGATGGTTTTGTTGGAGTAGGCCCAGATAATACAAATCCTTTAGCAGCTCTTGATGTCAATGGCAGCGCAATTATCGGTAATGATGTTTCAATTCTCGGTGACACTGCTTCAACAAGTTTAGCCACTGGAAGTTTACAAGTTGCCGGAGGCATTGCTGTAGGAAAGTCTTCTACATTTGGATCTGATATTACAACATACGGACAAATGTTTGTAAATTATTTAGATATTAATCAAGAACCGACGCCTGCTTCGATTTTACTTCCTGGATCTGATGATGCTACAGGCATATATGATATTGGATCTGCCAGCAGATCTTTTAGAAACATATACGCTAACAACTTTGTAGGAAACTTTAACGGAACTTTTACAGGAAGTTTGTCAGGTAGTATTAGCGGCTCTGCTTCTAAGTTAGCCAGCCCGACAGTTTTTAGTTTAACAGGCGATGTATCAAGTCCAGGTGTTAGCTTTGACGGACAAAGCGGCGGCGGCGTAGCAACTTTTACTACAACTATCAGTTCGGATATTATTACATCTAAGACACTATCCACTACTTCATTGAACGCTGATTTAATGTTAGTTTATAGATCCGGTGTAGATAGTGGTCTTAAGAAAATAACTAAGCAAACATTTTTATCAAATGTTGCAACTGTTCCTATCGGAGTTATAATGCCGTTTGCAGGTACAGTATTGCCGGCAGGTTATCTACTATGCGACGGAAGTGAAATACAAATTGGTAATTATAGTAGTTTGTTTGCGATTATAGGGTATGCTTATAAAAATGCAGCGTTCTTGATAGGAAATAATACTTTTGCGTTACCTGATTTACGTGGAAGATTCCCGTTAGGTCGAGATAACATGGATAATGGACAGACTGTACCGAGTCGTGATGATCCTGCAATTTTTATAGATGCTGGTGGCGGCCCTGCAAATCGAGTAACATCGACTTATGCAGATAATGTAGGACAAGGTACTGGAGATAACGGAATATCTGAAGAAGCAACATTAAGTGTTTCTAACTTACCAGAACACGTTCACGATTTATCTACTAATGACGGACAATACTATGCAGCTGGACTTCCGGGCGCATTGGCAGATCCTAATGCAGTTGCAGGCTTGGGCTTGCCTGATGCTAGTACTGGACAAGGGTTACCGACTACAGGCGGCATATTAACTTCAACTACTGGAGATGCATTCAGCATTATGAATCCGTACTTGACTATTAATTATATTATTTTTACTGGTGTCCTATAATGAGTTATATCATAAACAAAACAGACGGATCCGTATTAACTGAAATTGTCGATGGAACAGTTGATCAAACCGCTTCAGACATTACGTTAATAGGAAAGAATTCTAGCTCATACGGAGAATTCTTCAATGAAAATTTCGTACATATACTGGAAAATTTCGCCAATACTACACAACCTAGCAATCCAATTGCTGGCCAACTATGGTATGATACAAACGAAGGTAGATTAAAAGTCTACGACGGCAATGGCTTTAAAGTAAGTGGCGGAACTATTGTCGGATCAACAGTTCCTAGCAGTATTGCGCAAGGTGATATTTGGATTGATAGCTTCCGTAGACAGTTATATTTTAATGACGGTGTTTCTACAATGCTAGCTGGTCCTCAGTATACCGCACAGCAGGGAATTTCTGGATTTCAAATAGTTGATGTACTTGATATTAATCAAGTAAGTCACACAGTAATATTTTTATATGTATCCGCAGTATTATTAGGCATTTTTAGTAAAGATAGCTTTACTCCAGCAGCAGAAATTTCAGGGTACACTGGTACTATTGAAATTGGATTTAATCAGAGCACTTACTCTGGAATCAAATTTAATACAACAGTGGAGTCTGCTTATAATTTAGTAGACGGCAATGGAAATTTAAAAACAGCTGGTAACTTTATTGCAAATGATTCGGATGGAAGCATCGCTGGAACATTAACGTTGACTAGTTCAACACCATTAATACTAGGTACTGGCACACAAAACGAAATACTTGTAAGTAATGCGTCATTCCAACTGAATTCTAACAGATCTAATCAGAATTTTCAAATTGGCATAAAGAATGCTAATGGACTTTTACCTGGATTTTATATCGATGCTGTTAACGAGCGAGTTGGAATATACACAAACGGCCCGCAAAAAACATTAGATGTTGCCGGCGATGCAATAATTCGTGGAGATTTAATAGTCGAAGGATCGATGACTACTATCAATACCACTGACTTGGAAATCGAAGATAAAAATATAACAATAGCTAAAGGCGCAGCTGATGCGGCAGAAGCCAACGGAGCAGGTATTACCGTCGATGGAGCAAACGCAACATTTAACTATGTATCGACTAATGCGGCTTGGACAAGCTCAGAAAACTTTAATATAGTTACAGGCAAAACTTACAAAATTAATAATTTTGATGTACTATCCTTAACAGCATTGGGATCGAGTGTTGCATCTGCCCCGGGTCTAACTAGTATAGGAACACAAACTAATTTCTATGCTGGAAATATTAACATTGCATCAACCACAATTAGTTCGACAACACCCAACGGTAATATTGTTCTAGCACCTAACGGAAATGGGCTAGTAAGTGTTAACGATACTAGAGTAGTTGATTTAGCAGATCCAGTTGATTCCGGAGATGCTGTTAATTACGGAACATTAAACACTAGATTCCAATCCTTGCCATTGGGCTTGGCAGCAGATACTACTGGTTTAGCGGATCAACAAGCAGCTATTGCTTCTCAGATTATCAATAAAGTTTACCCAACATACAACTATCTTGACGGAACAGTTTGTAGAATTCATTGTATAAACGGCGGTGTTAGAACCAATAAACAATACTCCATTGTAGCTGGGGTTTGGACTTTCACCACTAATATCTAATGAATATAACTACCCAAAAACGAATAAATACTAGGAACAAGGAATAACTGAGATGCCATATACGATTAAT